AAGCGATGGTACACCAAGCAGGTTGAATTTCTGGGACCTGACATCAAGTGCGAGCATCCGTCTACGTCAGCAGAGGCCTTTGAAGTAATACTCGAAGGTGCATTTTTCATAAAGCAATTTATGAAGATACGTGATGAACGCAGAATATGTGATGTACCGATTAACCCGCACGTACCAGTTGACACGGCTTGGGATTTGGGGTACCGCGACGCAACATCAATTTGGTTTTATCAGACCGTTGGAGAAGAAATACACTTGATAGATTTTTACGAGAACTCAGAACAAAACTTGGAATTTTATGTGAATGTGTTGCGAGAGAGAAAATATAAATATGGTCGGCATTACGCACCACACGATATACGCGTACACGAGCTCGGGTCAGGGAAGAGCCGCCTGGAAACAGCATCAGAGCTTGGCCTGAACTTTAAGACAATCGAACGTGTTGACAGCAAAGCTGATTCAATCGAAAGCGCAAGAAATATTCTTAAATGTTGCTGGTTCGATGAAGTCAAGTGTGCCGAGGGAGTTAATCATTTGGAGTTGTACCGCAAGCAATGGAACTCAAACTATGGAGTTTGGGAAAAGCAACCCCTGCATGACATGCACAGCAATGCAGCAGACTCCTTCCAGTGCTTGGCAATGGGTCACGGATTTCATTCGCAGAAAATTCAGTTGAATATCGGCTCGATCGAATCATGGACAGTCTGAGGAGAAGAATATGTCATTAACACCAAAACTTTGCAAGATGAACCCGGATAGAAAAACATCATCACTTATTTTCGACAAACAGTATGAAAATATGAACGGTGAGTATTACCTAAGGGGCGGAACGTGCTGGCCGATACCTATTCGCATTGGTTCCGACCATGGCGCTTCTGGATTTATTTTAATGGCCGGTCGCAACGTAGTCACAAACAAAATTTTCGTGTTTGAACAAAAATTATTCCTAACCGTAGACCATATTCTTGATTCAACCGGAGGAATCGAGATTGAAGGGCTTTCGCATTGGTTCAATACTCTGTGGGCTAACTATTTTGCAAGCAGCTTCTATTACCACCAAGACGAGTCTACTCATAAGACGTTCTTGTTACAGGTGTTACGATCAAAGATGATTATGCCAAAACCTTCTTTCGTCGAAACAGCCTGGCAGGGTGATGCGAATATGGACGCACTCATTTGGCGGTTGGGCAACACCGGTATGCTAAAATTTGAGAAGGATTCAGAACTGCATGACGCCTTGCATCTGTTCGAGATCCAATCAAATCACAAAGATACTATACCTGCAATCCACGCATTGAAATGCGCCCTTGTGGGTCTTGAGCGTTACCCATGGAAAGTACGACATAAAAATAATGATTGACATACACATTTACTTGTGGGATAAATTTTACAGAAAGGGAGAACTATGATTTCATTGAAATTGACGAAAAAGCAAAAGGACAGCGAAGCGCCAGTGGCGGCAAATACTCCAGATTACCCATACGGAATGGAGCTCGATTTTAACAAAGAGCTAATTGAAAAAATTCCCATCTTGGACAAAATGGATGTCGGCGATAAGGTTTATGTTCAGGCCGTGGGAAAAGTAGTTACCCTAAATATACACGCCAACGAATCAGAGAAAAGTCGTTCGGTTAATGTTCAACTTACCGAAATAGAAATCAGCCAAGACCCAAAGAAAGAATTTAAAGCAGGCTTCGAGTCAGAAGGAAAATAACCATGGCAGACATTCAAGTTTCAACTTCCAATACCGGGACCGATTTGGAAGAGTACGTCTTAGAGCTGTTCACGAATTATAAGGACAACCGAACAACGCTCCAGGAAAAGTGGGAGAAGAACAGTTCTGCATTCCGTGGTATTTCGACTGGCTTTTGGAAAAAGGGTGAAGGAGAAGATTGGCGTTCAAACTCATTCGTTAATATCACTAAGCAGAAAATCATGGCGGCTTATTCGTTGATCGTTGATATAATCCTGGCTGGTGGCAAGATCCCGTTTATGCTTCACCCTGCCCCGCAGGAGTATGTTAATTTCGACGATATTCCAGAAGATATGCAAGCGGAAATTGAACGTTCGATAGATGATATGGTACGGCGAATTGACCAACAGCTACTCGACTGCAAAGCCGACCGTGAATTGATGAAAATGGTTCTATCACTTGCGATTTATGGCGAAACCTACGCAAAATTCATAGTTCACGATGTTGAACAATCGGAGTATGTGCAAGAGGCCGTGGAGATGCCGGAGGGCGTAACCGACATGACGCGCGTTCCGGAATCGTTGGTAACGTGGGTAATTAAACGCAAAAAGCAATCAGCCCCAGGATGTATCAGCACTTCCGTCTGGGACATATTCCAAGACTTAGAGAAGAAGGACGTACAGGAATGTAACGGAATTTTCCATCGTAGCTTGGTCTCGCCGTACTGGTTGCGACAGAAAGTTGGCAGGAAGCATTTCAACAAAGTGGCTATTGATGAAGTCTTGGAAGTAGTCAAAGCCAACCAAGACGCAACACAGACAGACTCTTCTCTGCCTCCGGCATTGCGTGATGTCAAGAACAGAAAAAACACAATCCAGTATCTTGAGTTTTGGGGTCGTGTACCCAAATCCAAAGCTACAGATTTTGAGAATGGAATGGATACAACCGGCAAAGCAGACCTGAAAGCAACAACTCGTGAATCAGAGGATGAAGAATCTGGAAATGATGTTGAGGTTATGATATGCGTTGCAGACGAGAAGATTGTCCGTTATCTTAAAAGAGATCCGGGCGAAAGACCATTTTTCAGGATTGCATGGGAAGAAAACTTGGACGGGATTGGCGGAATAGGCGTTGCGGACAATGCTGAAAATATGCAACTGGTCCTGAACGGTGCCATGCGTTCGTTTGAGGACAACAAGAAACTTTCAGCCAACGTGATTACCGCGGTTAAACGCAGATTCATAGAAGGAGATTTGCAATCAATTGATCCGGGCATGGTGATTGATATTGCCGACGAGTGCGACGATGCAAACAAGGCGTTTTCTTCCCTTGTCATTCCCGATGTTGGCGAATCTTTGTTATCCCTCATAACGCTTGCTGAACGCTTTTCCGATATGGATACAATGATTCCCAAAATAACGCAGGGCATTGAAACCAAACACAAACTCACAGCCTACGAAGTAAGCCAACAGATCGAGAAGGCTGGAAAGTATCTCGGCGCCGTAATCAAACATATTGACGAAGGGTTTATAGAGCCAATTATCAAAGCGTTTTATGAATATAACATGGATGACCCCCAAATTGTCAAAGGCAAGGGCAACTACATGGTGAAGGCTTTAGGCTTTTCTTCTTTTACTGATAAAATCGAGAGAATCACCAAGATACAACAGCTTCTGGCTTTGATTATGTCAGATGAACGATTGGCAGGCGAAACGAAAATAAAATGGTTCCTTGAGGAAATGGCTAAGAGCTTGGATATTGATCCGGACGACATTTTGAAGACAGAAGAGGAAAAAGCTGCCGAAGCGCAACAGGCTAAAGCGAGCCCAGAAGTTACGCTTGATCTTGCCGCACGTGAAGCCAACGTTGTAGAGTCACAAGCAAAAGCGGCAGCAACTACCGCTAAGTCAGAAGTTGCGGCAGATAAACTGGTAATAGAACGCGCCAAGGCTGTTGCCGATATAGAAGCGGCACGAGAAAAGACTGCATCCGAACGAGCCAAGGTAATTGACTCAATCGGCAAGCCTGGTCGTGGTGAGTAAAAATAAACATTGACATTCTCACGAGAGAAGGGTAAATATAAAAATGAAGATGGAAAAAGTTTTAGACGAACGCGAAATAACAGTATTGCAAGGAATCAAAGACACCGAGGTAGGTAGAGCAATTTTCCATGTCGCAGAACTCGAACGCGAAGATTTAAGAAGGGAGGCCGAAACCGAACCAAAGATAGATAATGATGTAAAAAAAGACGTACGATACAAACTGGGCGGAATCAAAGTGTGGAACCAAGTACTAGACCTGCCTCGAGCGGCCCAAACAATTATTCAAAGGAGAGAGAAAAAGCTATGAACAAAACAATATTATGGACTATTGTACTAATTTTCGCTTTTGCAGTTAATGTATTTTCTGTAAATGAACGTGGTAATAAAAATTTTACCGGTACAGTTAACCTTGACGGCGATTTTAAAATAAAAGGAACGCAAGTTACTGCGACTGCTGACGAGTTAAACTCGACAACGGGTGATATCGACTATGTTCAGGTAAGTTCAGTCTATGGTTCAGCGACATCAGTTAATGGAGCGTTAGCTTCGGCACAGTTGATTTGCACTAATACGGTAACGATGCTGGACGTTGCTGGTACTACGTTTGCCGATTATACGCTGATTCATGTATGGATGAGCGAGGCAGCTAATGGAACCGCAAGTACGAATAACATCGAGACATTGGTGCTTACTGGTACGGAGGTTGTAGAAACAACGGCTGCGGCTGATTATGAACAGGTAACTCCGGCTAATGGAATTATGACCGCTACTATCACGGCGACAGCGGCGGGAACGAATTACATTAATATTGGTGTTGGCCCAAGGATAACATCTACAGAGATTATATTCTTGCCGTAACAATAATTAACCAAAGGGGCGGGACAACCACCGCCCCAGAGGAAAGATTTTAAAGTGTTGAAAACAAAATATACAGAAACAAGAAATGGAGAAACCAAATGACAGATGATTCACAAGAAATCACAGATCAACCCCAAGAAGATAGCAAGGAATTTAACTCAGGTTTTGGTGATGATAAAACAGTTAACAAAGAACTTGATGACAAAGAAGAACAATCAACCGAAAAGGATTCTAAACCTCAGAAGAAGGAGAATGAAGATGGAACAACAAGTGAAAGCAAAGACAAGAAAGCAGAGAAGGGCAGCAGCGATACAGAAAAGCCTGAAAGCGGAGATGCCAAAAAGCCAGAAGATGCCGACAAAGGAGCCGATAAAGGTGGCGATAAGCCAGGAGATGCCAAAAAGCCAGAAGAAAATCTAACGGCACAGCAGAAACTTGAGAAACGTGCAAGCGATGGTGCCGCCGACCAACTTGGTCTTGGCAAGGAAGAGAAAAAAGAACCGGCAAAGGAAGGAGATAAAAAGGCAGAAAAAGCGGAAAAGAAAGAAAAGGACGCAGAAAAACTGCCGCCTATCTCCGCAGATATGAAAAGCGTGTTGGATTTGCCTGATTTGGTAGACGCTGATGTTCAAGGACCGCAAGGCAAGATAAAGCTCAAAGAGTTTGCGGCAGAGTATCCGGAAGTTACCGAGTCGACCATCAAGATTGCACGTGCCATAGCGAAGCAATCGGTTGAAGAACTTTTGAAAACAAATAAGTTCGTGACAGATAAAGGCATGGAAACCCTGAAGGCCGATGTTGACAATGTTAAGTTCTGGAATGCGGTTCATAGCGCACACCCAGACGCACGTAAGATTTCGTCAACTGATGCGTTTAGCACTTGGTTGAATAAGCAGTCTAAGCTGGTGCAAATTCTCGGGTCGTCAACTGATTCAGAAGATGGGATTGCAGTACTGGACGCATACAAGGAGCACATAGCTAAAACGCAGAAAGAGGGAAAAGATAAAGACGCAGGGACGAAGAAAGAGGCAACTGATGCTCTGCACAAAGATACGGTCAGGGGCGATAAGGCAACAAAGGCAGAAAAAAGTACGAAAGATAAAGACGATTTTGATGCAGGATTCAAAGAAGGAAAGGAATGAAACAATTCCAAGGCGAAACAATTGACATAAAAGAAGGGAGGAGAACGAAATGTCCTCGGTGCGGGAAGCTACTTTTTAAAGGAGAACTCGCAAAGTATACCAAGGTTGAACTTTGGTGTTCCAGATGCAAAAAAGAAATCAGGATTAGAGTAATATAAACATTTTCTTCGTTCCAGAAGGCCATTTCGAGTCTCCGCGGATAAAGAATGCAAAGGAGAAAGAAAATGCCAAGTAATGTATATGGAGATATTTCCCCGAGAACAGCCGGGTTCGCTACTCGCAGATTGTTAGAGCGCGGCCAGTTTCTCATGGTGCTCGAACGTTTTGGTCAGGTTGACCCACAAGGGAAAAATAAGACCAAGACTCGTAAGTGGAGACGCTATTTGAGTCTACCTCGTGCAACAGCACCCCTGGCTGAAGGCGTTTCGCCCGCAGGTCAGCGTTTAACATACGTGGATGTTCAGACAACCCTAGAACAATATGGCGATTTGGTTTGGCTGACAGATGTTATCTTGGATACGCATGAAGATTCGATTCTTCAGGAATCAGTGGATATTTGCGGCGAACAGTCTGCGGAAACCGTAGAAGTTCTCAGGTATAATGTTCTTAAAGCGGGGACAAACGTCTTTTATCCCGCAGATGCAACAACTCGTGCAACGGTGGATTCACCCGTTACTCGTGGTGTTTTGCGTGAAGTGTATCGTGCTAACAAGCGGAACAAGGCAAGAGAGATTTCCAAGATAGTCAAGGCTTCGGCAATGGTTTCAACCGAAGCTATTGGTTCGTCTTATTTTGCCCTTGCTCATACCGACTTGGATGCTGATATTCGCGGAATCACTGGATTTGTTCCAGTTGAGCAGTATGCCAACAGTGGCAAAATGCTTGAAGGCGAAATTGGCAAAGTTGAGAACATGCGATTTATTCTCACTCCGCTGTTTGAGCCATGGTTAGCCGCTGGTACGGCTGGCACAACCTACCTGTCCGGTGGGTCTCAAGTGTCGGGTTCAACGGCCTGTGATGTGTATCCGATTCTTGTAATGGCACGCGATGCTTATGCAATGGTTCCTCTTCAAGGGAAGAACGCTGTTGAAATCGGCGTTGTCAATCCCAAGAAGTCGGCTAGCGATCCGTTAGGCCAAAAGGGACTGGTAAGCTGGAAAACATATCAGGCCACAGCGATTCTTAATCAGCTCTGGATAGCCAGAATTGAAGTTGCTGCAACCGCCGCGCTTACCTAAGCGTTGATGTGAATAGAACCAGTTGGAAGAACATATAAACACAAAGGAGAAAGAATATGAAAATAGGAGGAACATTTAATGGTACTGCCGCGGCTGTATATATCTGCCTCGGGTTTATCCCTGATTCGGTAGAAGTACGTGCAGTTGAGGATACCGATGCGGCTGTGGTTGTATGGAACAAATACTTCCGTAGCGCCGAGCAGGATAATGGTATTATCTATCATACGGCAGGCGGAATTGTGCCAGTATTAAAAACTGCCGGTACAGGTATTGAACCATACGAAGGCGGCGATGCAATGACTACAGTGAATCAGACATCAGTTGCCAATGGTGAAGGTATATATCTTAGGCTCGATGCTAAGAATTATGCTAAGAGCGACATAATCGCCGGTAGTGATGCGATTGATACGTGGACGCTTGACACCTCTAGTAATAGAACAGGTCATTTCAACAACGATATCGTTGGAACTTATATCGGCGAAGGCAGTAGCATCCAAATTGACGGTAAATGGTATACTGTTGAAGCATGTTCTGGTGCAGCTGGTAGTGGCGACGA